GGTCAAACAGTAACCGTTAATGGCATAACTTACACTTATAACAGTAGCAAAACGCGCTGGGATGGAGCTTCTGGAAGCATTACTCTTAGTGATTTTTCAGCATCTAATGCTTCTGCAGGCACTTCGTCACTTGCTTATAATAACAGCACAGGAACATTTACATATACTCCTCCAGATTTGTCTAGCTATTTGACTAATATTACTGGGCAAAGTATTGAAAATCTATCTGATGTAAATGCAATGACTCCAACAGATGGACAAGTGTTGACTTGGGACAATACTAATAGTAGATGGGACGCGGTCACACCAACTAGTAGCTATAGCGATGCTAGCGTTGACACTCACCTCAATACCAGCACCGCTGCAAATAACGAAGTACTGAGTTGGAATGGCACGGACTACGAGTGGATAGAGCAAGGTGTTATTACTGTATATGCTTTGACTGGGACAGCTATCGATCCGGCTAATGGCGGCATTCAAACAAAGACTGTCGCTGCTAATACAACATTTACAGAGTCCTTAACTTCTGGTGAAAGTGTTGTATTAATGCTTGAAGGCGGCGCTTCATATACAATTACTTGGCCAACTTTAACCTGGGTTACAAATGCAGGAAATACTGCCCCAACTCTTACCGCAAAAGATACATTTGTATTTTGGAAAGTAAGCTCAACTCTTTATGGAGCTTATGTAGGAAGCTATGTATAATGAATAATTTAGGAATAGCTTTAAGTGCTGCTGCTGGAAATGGAAATGTGAGTTCATCTACTAATCCTAATGCGTGGGATATTTCTTATTCAGAGTTAGACCACACGCTTTCAAGTAATTTTTTCGATATGGACGAAATGATACTTTCTGGCCAATTTGATACCTCTTCTACAGAGACGATCCCACGAGGAATAGCATTTAAACCAGACGGCACGAAAATGTACCTTATGGGCGATCAGGGTAATGATGTAAACGAATATGATTTAAGTACTGCGTGGTATCCAAATACAGCCACTTACGTGCAATCCTTTTCTGTGAGTACACAAGACACTGTTCCAAGAGGCATTTATTTTAAATCAGATGGCACAAAATTTTATATTGTTGGTGACACCAACGATAGCGTGTACAGATATGACCTTAGCACGGCATGGGATGTCAGTACCGCAAGCTATCAGCAAACATTGTCTGTGAGTGCAAAAGAAACGCTTCCAGACGGCATTCAGTTTAAACCAGACGGCACGAAAATGTACATTGTTGGCGATAGCAGTGCCAATGTTCATGAATATGATTTAAGTACCGCGTGGGATTTAAGTACAGCTAGTTTCTCTCAGTCATTTAGCTTAGTATCACCGACTAATTATGAAGGTCGTCCTATGGATTTATTCTTTCATCCTGAAGGTACGGCTTTTTGGGTATCTGGAGTTGCCGGTGATGGAATTGATGAATTCTCACTAAGCACAGCGTGGGACATAAGCACTGCATCTCATGTGCAGTATCTAAAACTCTATAACAACTCCGTTGGAAACTCTGCTGGAAATATAAACGCTTCCGTTGAGTATCAGCCCTATGGAATTTGCTGGTCCCCTTCAGGTGACCACTTCTATATGTGTGGCAACAAATCAACTGACGTCCACCACTATAGAGGAGGGGTTAAATATTTAAATGTAAGCAGTGAAGAACTAAACCCCAACTCAATATCTTTTAAATCTGATGGTACTAAGATGTACATATTAGGTAGCAGTGGCGATGATATTAACGAGTATAATTTGAGCACTGCTTGGGACGTATCAACAGGCACGTACTCGCAAACTGGATCTGTAAAGTCTGATAATACCGTTATGACCGGCCCGCAAGGAATGTTTTTTAAGGCTGACGGCACTAAGGTTTATGTGACAGGGCAAGCAAGTGATGTCGTCGGTGAGTACGACTTGAGTACCGCTTGGGATATAAGTACTATAAGTCACAATCAAAATTTTTCCGTAGCCTCGCAAGAAACTTCTCCCGCAGGCGTTTGCTTTAAAGATGACGGTACAACAATGTACGTTACTGGAATTGATTCAGATAATGTTTTAGAGTATTCATTAAGTACAGCCTGGGATGTTAGCACTGCTAGTTATTCTCAAGCGTTTTATGTCGGCACACAAGAATCGCAGCCTAGAGGAATTGTCTTTAAACCAGATGGCACTAAGATGTATATCGCCGGAGCAAATGGTGATGAAGTTAATGAATATGATCTTAGTACGGCTTGGGATATTAGCACTGCTAGTTTTAATCAATACTATAAAGATTACACGGTTCCAGAGGGTGTTGTAACAGATGTGTTTTTTAAACCAGATGGCACAGCGTATTGGATAACGGGCAGATCGTGGGATCGAGTCTACCAATACAGAATACGGAGTAGCTAATAATGTATGTTAAAGTAGAAAATAATGAAATAGTTCAGTATCCGTATAGCATTGAGCAGTTTCGTGCTAATAATCCAACTATTTCGTTTCCCGCAGAAATATCAAGCGACTTGCTAGCAAGTTATGGCGTTTATCCTGTTAGCAATGACCCCATCCCTGACTATAATCTCACTACTCAACGAGTAGAAAAGTCAACTACGCCCGTGCTTAGGGAAGGCAAATGGGTAATAACAAAATCTGTTGTTGAGTTAACCGCAGACCAAATCGTATCGCGTGAAATCACCGCAGGAAAAACAGTAAGGGAAGCAAGAAATAAGCTATTACAAGAGACAGACTGGTGTGCGTGCAGTGATGTAACAATGTCTGCTGAAATGGCTACTTATAGACAAGCACTACGAGATGTGCCAGCGCAGGAAGGCTTTCCTTACAATATAACTTGGCCTACTAAACCTGCTTAGAGATATTAAATGCCTGCTCGAAAGCGAAAATCGGTAAAAAGAAAAAAACCAGTTCCAACAAATAAAAGACTTTACGCAAACGTAAAGGCTGAAGCAAAGCGAAGGTTTAAAGTGTATCCTTCTGCTTATGCAAATGGGTGGCTTGTAAAAACTTACAAGGCACGAGGCGGTAAATACCGAATGGGAACTAAATAATGGATTTAGTAAAATATCACGATGGCAAACCTTGTGGTTCAAAACGTAAACCAAAAAAGCGCGGAAAAAAGCGAAGGGGAAAATAATGGAATTCATATTCGGAGTTATAGTAGGTGCAGCGGGTTACTGGGCATGGGAAAAGTTTGGACGTTCAATGCTTTCAAAGGATTAATGGAGGTTTCCCCAGTTCATTATACTGTACCAACAACTTATACTCATAGAGATATAGTATATAGAGTATTTGATGGTACAATACCCGGAACCAAAAAAGTTTTAGCATATGTCTATGATACTACGGTATATGATCGTAGCGGACATTTGAAAACAAGCACAGCCGTTCATACGGTTGAATATACAGCATAATTATGGCGAAACCGAAAGGAGGGCTTACCAAGTGGTTTAAAGAAAAATGGGTAGATATTTCTCGTCCCAAAAAGGGCGGCGGATATATGCCTTGTGGCCGTAAGAAAGCTTCGAGTAAGAAGTACCCAAAGTGCGTTCCAGCTTCAAAAGCTGCTCGTATGACAGCAGCCCAAAAAAAGTCTGCTATTTCTAGAAAGAGAAAAGCAGGTAACCCAGGAGGCAAGCCAACTATGGTGAAAACTTTCACAAAGTCTAAAAGGAGAATGAAGCGTGCCCGTAAAAAAGGTTAAAGGAGGGTATCGCTGGGGTAAGTCTGGAAAGACTTATAAAACTCGTAAAGCTGCTTTGAAGCAAGCCAGAGCAATTTATGCTTCTGGATATGGAAAGAAACGTGGCCGTAAAAAGAAGAGGTAAAAAGAAGCATCCAGCTTTAAAACGAGCAAAGGTAGCGGGGTTTAATAAACCAAAACGAACTCCGGGACACCCGAAAAAATCGCACATTGTTGTGGCAAAAGTTGGTACCAAGATTAAAACTATTCGATTTGGACAACAAGGAGTATCTGGCTCTCCAAAGAAAAAGGGCGAAAGTAAAGCATATGCTGCTCGTCGTCGTTCCTTTAAAGCTCGTCATGCAAAGAATATTGCAAAGGGCAAGATGTCCGCAGCATATTGGGCAGATAAGGTGAAGTGGTAATGAGTGAAGAAGAAATTAAAAAACCTAGCAACTTTCATCCGGCAGATTCAAATGGAGATGGCAAGGTAGATCCAGAAGAGCATGCAATGTATATGGAATTTAAGAGAAAAGAGCTTGAAGATGCGGATGCAATGCGAGATGCTCAAAGAAATATGACTTGGTTTGCTCTGTTTGGAATGTTGATGTACCCTGGAATGGTTGTTGTAACTGATTTTATTGAACTTGATAAAGCCGCAGCAATTCTTGGAGATATGGCTCCCACATATTTCGTGGCCGTAGCGGGGTTAGTAGCAGCCTTTTTTGGTGCTCAAGCCTGGAGTGGTAAGAAATGATAAGTTTTATTTTAACAGTATTTGAAGTGTTATACGCACTTCCCATAATTTGCTGTGTTTGTTCTGCAATCGCAGCGACTACGCCCACACCCGTAGATGATAAATTGTGGGCAAAGTTTTACAAAGTAATTGATGTACTCGCACTGAATATAGGAAAAGCAAAAGAAAAATAATTATGGCTGTAGAAATTAGTAGGAGAGACTTGGTCTCCCAGCATATTGTCGATTTTCAATCTGAGACGAGGTTTCTCAAACTTCCAGTAGATCCATACTTGGATTTGCTCGGCGTAACACCTCTTCCGTCTCAAATGGCGATCATAAATGCGATAAATAATAACAAGTATCGCTTTGTCACTGCAGCAATATCGCGGCGTCAAGGTAAGACATATATCGCAAATATTATTGGACAATTAGTATCGTTAGTCCCTGGTTCACATATTCTAATAATGTCACCAAACTACGCCTTGTCTCAGATTTCTTTCGACTTACAACGACAACTTATTAAGCACTTTGACTTAGAAGTTGCAAAAGATAACGCAAAAGATAAAGTAATTGAGTTGACTAATGGGTCTACAATAAGAATGGGGTCTATTAATCAGGTCGATTCCTGTGTAGGTCGTTCATATGACCTTATTATTTTTGACGAAGCAGCTTTAGCAGATGGAAAAGAAGCTTTTAATGTCGCATTACGTCCTACTTTGGACAAAGATAACTCAAAAGCACTGTTTATTTCGACTCCACGAGGAAAAAATAACTGGTTTGCAGAGTTTTTTAACAGAGGATTTACAGATGAATTTCCAGAATGGGCTTCGATACGAGCAACTTATAAGGATAATCCGCGCATGTCTGAAACTGATATCTCGGAAGCTAGAAAAAGTATGTCCGAAGCCGAATTTCGTCAGGAATACGAAGCAGATTTCAATACCTACGAAGGACAAATTTGGAACTTTAATCACGAAGAATGCATTGAAAATCTGGAAGAACTCGACACCTCGAAAATGGATATATTTTCAGGCCTTGATGTGGGGTATCGCGATCCCACCGCTTTTTGCGTCATAGGGTATGACTGGGATTCGGAAAAATATTACTTACTGGATGAATATTTAGATGCAGAAAAAACTACAGAACAACATGCCGCAGAAATACGAAGACTTGTGGAAAAGTGGGATATTGATTATATCTACATTGATTCAGCAGCTCAGCAAACTCGGTTTGACTTTGCTCAAAATTATGATATATCCACCATTAATGCCAAAAAGTCTGTTCTGGACGGCATCGCTCATGTGGCTGCTATTGTTGACAATAATAATCTTCTCGTAGACCAAAGATGTAAAGAAAGTTTAGCAGCACTTGACCAGTATCAGTGGGATCCAAATCCAAATTTAGCACGAGAAAAACCAAAACATAATATGGCATCACATATGGCGGATGCGTTGCGATACGCAATGTATTCATTTGAGACGTCTTCTACAGGCTTCTGAAGGGACCACAGAAAAATAGTAGTTGACAATTTAGTTCCCTCACGATATAATTTCGTTAATAAAAAGTAGTAGATTTAAAGATGACAGAGCTAAAACGAGACCCCGTAAAGTATATTCGGGATAAGGCAAAAGCCAGGTACGAAAAAGGAACAGAGTGCTATATCTGTGGAACTGATGCCGAACTCGACTTTCATCACTATTACAGCTTGAGTCCGTTACTTCAAAAGTGGGTCAAAGAGAAAGGCTACTTTATAGAGGACATTCGGAACTTTAGGGATGAGTTTATAAATGAGCATATTGAAGAACTGTACGAAGAAACTGTCACCATATGCCATGCGCACCACTTAAAATTACATTCTATTTACGGGCGAAACCCAACATTACATTCAGCGCCTAAACAAAAACGTTGGGTAGAGATACAAAGAGGAAAGCATGGCTTGGTATAACTTCTGGAAAGATGAAAGTGTAGAGGAGAAACTAAATCCCGCACAGCCATACTTTGACCATAAGATTGAAGCTCCTCGTGAAAAGCACGTTAACTATGAACGGGCTTACGAAGACTTAGAGATTGTAAATCGCGGCGTTAACATGATTGTTGACGACTGTGCAGAGATTGATGCAAAAGTTGGTGCACAACTTAATATAACAAGTGTCATTAAAAATATTAAAAGATCGCGTGTTAATCTTTTATTGAATAAAGAACCCAATCTTTTTCAAGATATTAGCACCTTTCGACGTAATTTAATTACTGATTACTTACTTGATGGAAATATTTTTATTTATTTTGACGGAGTACATCTCTATCATCTCCCAGCGAGTAAAATGCACATTCATGCAAGTGAAACTACTTATATTGAGAAGTTTACTTACAATGAAACAATTAATTACTCTCCTAATGAGATTATTCATGTAAAAGAAAATTCTTTTTACTCAATCTATAGAGGAGTATCAAGATTGAAGCCTGCACTTCGTACTATGGTTCTTATGAAAAATATGCGAGAGTTTCAGGATAACTTTTTTAAGAACGGAGCAGTTCCAGGTCTTGTACTCAAATCACCAAATACTCTTTCAGAAAAAATCAAAGAGCGAATGATTCAGTCTTGGACTGCAAGATATCGTCCAGATGCGGGAGGCCGTAGACCTCTTATTCTTGACGGCGGAATTGAAGTGGACAGTATTTCAAATGTCAACTTTAAAGAGCTTGACTTTCAATCCGCAATTACAGAAAACGAAAAAATTATTTTAAAGTCGTTGGGTATTCCACCTATTCTTTTAGATTCTGGAAACAATGCGAACCTTCGACCAAATATGCGACTTTACTACTTGGAGACAATTCTTCCAATAGTAAGAAAACTAAATTTTGCTTTAGAAAGGTTTTTTGGGTTTGAAATTATTGAAGATGCCACCAATATTCCTGCGCTACAGCCGGAGTTAAGAGACCAAGCACAGTACTACTCTGCTCTAGTGAATACAGGAATTATTACCCCAAATGAAGCAAGAGAAGCAATTAATTTTGCCCCTATTGAAGGATTCGACGATCTGCGAGTACCTGCAAATATTGCAGGAAGTGCAGTAAATCCAGATGAAGGCGGTAGGCCCACAGAAGAAGGAGAAAATAATGGCTAGAGCACGGGCTCGAATGGCAGTGTTGCAAGATATTGCAATGCATATGCTTGAAGTAGGTCATGTAATGACTAGACATGAATGGGAAAAAGATTCAAATGTTCCGGTTAGAATTGGACTTATTTTTAATCTTTTTGGTAACTGGCCTCGAATGATAGGTATTCTTGAAAATGAGATGCCTGATGCTTGGAAGCAGATTAACACCCCTAAGCAAGCTCCGAAGCCAAAAACTGACCCAAAGCCCAAGGTGGCCCCCAAAAAGGATCCGCTTGAAGCTTTGAGCAAGGCTGCTCCGGCAGACACTAAGAGTGAAGACTGATGGAAAAGATTTTTAATCTTACCTCCACCTTTAAAGCACTAGACGAGGATGATGGAAGCGTTCATATCTGCGGTATGGCAAGTACACATGATGAGGATCGTGCAAATGATGTTATTATGGCAGAAGCTTGGACAAAAGGTGGACTTCGCAATTTTGAAAAGAACCCTATTATTCTTTTCAATCATGATTATAATAAGCCTATTGGTAGAGCCACAGGACTTAAAGTCACTGATAGTGGACTTGAACTAAAGGCAAAAATTTCTAAATCTGCGCCAGATTCTGTGGCACAGTTAGTAAAAGAAGGCATTCTTGGAGCTTTTTCTGTTGGTTTCCGAGTCAAGGATGCTGATTACCTAGCGGAAACTGACGGTTTAAAGATTAAGGATGCTGAGTTGTTTGAAGTATCGGTTGTATCGGTACCTTGCAATCAAGCAGCAACTTTTTCTCTGGCGAAGTCATTTGACTCTATGGAAGAGTATAATGAGTTCAAGAAAACTTTCACCAATCGTGTAGATCTAGCCGGTCAGTCTCTGGCTAAGGACGAAAAATCATCGTTAGCTAGTGACACACCGGACGAAGCGGAAAAATCCGCGAGAGAGGAGATCAAAATGTCGGAAGAAGTAAAAACTCCCGAAATCGACTTGGAAGCTTTTGCGAAGAAAGTAGCAGAGGAGACTGCTGCTAAGATCGCAATGAAGCAAGCTGAGTCAAAGGCTGCCGAAGAAAAGGCCGCCCAAGAAGCTGCTGAGAAAGCTCAGGTAGAAGCCGAAGCTAAAGCTCAGCAAGAAGAAGAAGTTAAGACAGCTATTAAGACAGGTATCGAGTCAGGTGCTGACCGTCTGTTGGCTGATGTGCAAGCAGATCTGAACAAGCGTAATGCTGATATGGAAGAGACCCTTGCCAAGTATAAGCGTGAGCTCGAAGAGAAGTCAGAAGAAATCTCTAAAATGCGTGATTCAAAGCGTGTATTCGCTGACCGCGTTGAAAAGTCTGACATCAGTAAGTGGGGTCGTGACTTTTTGACCGCTCATATGCTGGGTGTAATGACTCGTAAGGGTTGGAACACTGATTTTGCTCAGGACCTGCAGCAGAAGGCTGGCGTAAACTACGCTGCTAACGCTGCTGACATCGACCAGGAAGTTTCTTCTCTGATCGAAAAGGAAATCATGCATGAGCTGAAAGTAGCTCGACTGTTCCGTGAGATTCCTGTCAATGGTGGTGCAACTGTACTGCCGATCCAAACTGACGCAGGCAAAGCTGCTTGGGCAACCGCAGCTACCAGCGGTAACTTGGAGAACCGTCCTCAGGTAACTGCTAACCAGTATAACGCTAAGCAAGTAGTACTTAATGCTTATCGTCTGGTTTCTAGCACCTTTATGGACAATGACGTAGACGAGCAGGTACTCATCAACTTGATGCCTATGCTGATCGAATCAGTAGCTCGTGCTCATGGTCGTGCAGTAGAAGACGTTATCCTAAATGGTAATGGTACTATTTCTGGTCTCGACAACTATGCAGCTACGCATGCTACTACCCTGTCAATCGGTTCTTCAACTCGACTGACTTCAGGCGTACTGCTGGCAGCTCGCGAAGACATGGGTAAGTATGGTCTGAACCCTGCTGATATGGCTTTCGTTGTTAGCCAGAATAGCTACTTTGACCTGTTGAATGATGCTAACTTCCAGACTCTGGATGAAGTTGGTTCTGATTTGGCAGCACGAGTAGTGGGCACTATCGGTGCAGTTTACGGTACTCCCGTAGTTGTATCTGAAGAGTTCCCGTCAGAAGCTGCAGGCGCTCCGGCTGCTTTCGCAGTTAATACCCGTAACTACGTTACTCCTCGACTCCGAGGTGTATCAGTTGAGCAAGACTACGAAGTCATGAACCAGCGTCGTGTAATCGTAGCTTCTCAGTCACTTGGCTTCGAAGAAATTCTGCCTGGTGATGGTGCAGGTAACGAGCCTTCTGTTAAGATCGATTTCGCAGCTTAATAGAAACGCTTTTTATAAACTGGGGAGGGTTTCCTCCCCAAGTTTTTATTAATTGACTTATGGCAGATTTAACTACTTTAAATGATTATAAAGCCGCCGAAGGGATTAGTAGCCCGAAGGACGATGCTCGTTTAAATTTTCTTATTCCTTCTGTGAGTGAATTAGTAAAAACTTACTGTGGTAATAGTTTTGTAGATTATTATTCTACAAATAAAGTTGAAGCAATTAATATTGATTGGGATACGCATATTATACAATTAACAGAAAGCCCTGTAAATACAATAGTTTCTGTAGAGGAGCGTGACTCGTATGGAAGTTCGTATATTACTCTTACTACAGGTGCTTATGAGTATTATTTAGATAGTGCTACTGATAGTGTAATTCGTACAACAAATGGAAGCTATAAAAATTGGCGTCGCGGCCCAGGAGCAGTTCGAGTAACTTATACTGCGGGATACTCTGTACTACCGTCTGATCTGCGCCTAGCAGTATTTGATTTAGTTACATACTACTTGAAAGATGAGCACAAAGAGCGACGCACAATTGCTGGCGCTAGTATTCAGAATCAAGCAAGCTCAAGTCAGCGTAATAATGTGGCATTTCCTGACCATATTAAGCGCGTACTTGATTTATATAAAAACTTTTAATGTCAAGCAGTAACTTAAAAGCATTTTTAGAAAAGTTACATACTGAATTAGCGCAGAAAGGGGCTTCAGACGCATATAGAAAAGCTGTAGGTAATAAAAAGACTCATATATTTACGTACAAAAGTTCCACAATTAGATTTGTATTAAAAGATTTATTAAATCGTTCTACTGGGGGAGCCACAAATGGTAGAGAAGCCTATAGAGCAATAGCAAAAGATTTAAAACCTTTAATAGCAAAGCTAACAAAAAGAATTCGTAATAATTTTGAACAACTTTCAAAAACGTCCCCGGATATTGAATATAAGCAAATTCCTGGAGGGGCAGAAGTAAGAGTTATAAAGTATGAAAAAACTAATAGAGATAACTACACTCTAATTACTAAAAAATATAAAAAAGCTTTAGATAATTTTTATCAAGATTTTTTAAATTTATTAGACAAGCCAATTACAAGGCCTAGTCAAAGTAAAAAAGACGTAGTTAGAGAAGTAACTACAGCAGGAGAAGCATTCAATTTAGAGCATATTAAAGGAAGTAACATTGAGTCTTTTTTAAATGATACTATTTATAATGCTTTAAAAGAAACCTATGGAGATACTAAGCCTTCCGCTGCATTAAAAAAAGAATTAAAAAAGTATGACGGAGAAACTATTTTAGATTTCTATAAAAATGCAGAAATAGGTGAAATAAATGTTACTATTCGAAGCCAAGTATTAAATGCTATAGCAGGCGGAGGCGCAGAAAAAGAGCTAGCTAAAAAATTAAAAAAAGCAGTAGAAAAATTACGAGCCCAAGATTTAAGTGGCTCAGATAGTTTAGTAGAGGGGCAGCGAAAAAAAGTACTTAAAACTGTGGTTAAGTCTTTTAAAAATAAAAAAGGCATTACAGTAAAGCATGAAAGTACTAAAATTAAAAAGGCAAAAAGTAATGCAACTTTAAAAAAGAAACCAAAAGTTTCTGCCCTTAAACAAGCAGCACCTGCTTTAGCAAGAAAAAGAAGAGTTAAAAATAAACAGGATTCAAAAGAAAAACGATCAATGTTTTCTGTAATGGCAATGATGAATCAAAAATTGCCACAAACAGTAGAAAAGAATATGAAGAGTCCTGGACTCGAGAGTAGAACAGGTAGATTTGCACAGAGTGTTAGATTAACTGATGTAAGTACAACTCGGCAAGGATTTCCTAGTTTTGGTTATACTTATCAAACCGATCCTTATCAAGTTTTTGAGATGGGAAGAGGCAAAAGCCCATGGTCAACGCCTCAGAGAGACCCTCGCACTGTTATTGATGCATCAATACGAGAAATAGCGGCAGAAATGGCAATAGGAAGATTTTATACTAGGAGAGTATAATGGCAGCGGAAAGAACTTTTACTAGCCGTAGAGCTGCTATTACAAAAGGTATTGCGGATAAGCTAGCCTTAATAAATGGTCAAGGAGCTTATCACTCTGCAGTTGCAGAAATAAGTCCTCGATTAAAATTTTGGGATGAAGTAGAGGAGTTTCCTGCAATTCATTTAAATGCAGGCTCCGAAACAAGAGAGTACCAAGGAGGCGGATATAAAGACCGTTTCTTAAATGTTACAATTCGATGTTATGTAAATCAAGAAGATGCGGTAGATGCTCTTGATGAATTAATAGAAGACGTCGAAACAGTTTTAGAAGAAAATAGTAGGCTGGAATATTATGATCGATTAGGTCTTAAACAGCATACTCAACAAATCACAGTCATTAGTATAGATACTGATGAAGGTGTATTAGAACCTTTAGGAGTCGCAGAAATTCTAATTGAGGTTCGATACTAGAAAATGCTGGCACGAACAAAAGTTCACGTCCATGCCTTTTCAAGACATAGGAGATAATCTATGGCAGATAAACTTTATTTTAGTCGCGACGCGAAACTGTACGTTGAGTTGACGGATATTGACGGAGATTTTCAAGGTCTTTGGGAAATTCCTATACTTGACGGTTTCAGTTTTTCGCAGAGCACAAATCAATCTGAAATCGGATTGAATGAAATGGAAAGTACTGCGGGTATTAGCCGTCGGGGCCGACGTCTCTTTACGGACTCTTTGGCTCCCGCGGAATGGTCTTTCAGTACTTATGTACGACCAACAAATCGTGGTTCTAATAAAATGCACCTTGTAGACCAGGTTCTTTGGGCGGCAATGGCAGGGGCTGATGAATTTGGAGGAACAGGAGTAACAAATACTACTACTACCATTGAAGGAGATTATACTAGATCAACAAATCCTGTAAATGGTGTTGGAGGTACTAGTGGTCTTGTATATGACGAAGTAGGTGCAACCCTTCCTTCAGACAGTACCGCTACAGGAGGCCTTTTAGGATTTCAAAACTCAAATAGATCTACTCTTCCTCAGATGACTTTATACTTTGTATTTGAGACGGATCCGGATGAGCCTATGGTTTATAAGCTAAGTAACTCGATTGTAAATGAGTGCTCTATTGATTTTGATATTGATGGAATTGCAACTGCTAACTGGTCTGGATTTGCAAAAGAAGTCGAAGACCTAAAGAGTCTTGGATTAGTTGCTGTAGCCAGCAGTGAGCCTTCTGTAGTTCAAGATAAAGTATGGTTAAACAGTGGATCTGACCTCAAACTTTATGTGCCTGTGGATTCGGGCGGTAAGCCTGTTGGCAGTGCTGCTGTTCATGACGCCTATTACCCTGCAATTAGCAGCGGTGTAACCTCTACTAATAACTTTATTCGTAATCGCTTAACTCAATTATCTGTTCGAGGACGAAATCCTGATGTAATGGAAGGAAAGCCTGTTACACTTACTAATGTAACGAATGCATCTTCCGCAGTTATTACAGTAGGTACCGGCCATGGAGTAGTTGTTGGGGATACGATTTCATTTTCAGGAATAGTTGATGATAATACTTCGGGGAATAATGATCTTCAAGCCGCTTTAAATGGAGTGAATCATACTGTCACTGCAGTCTCCTCAACAAGTATTACTATTTCTACAGATACTAGTAGTTTAGATGGTTATAGTAGTGGTGGAATTGTTCATACCGGTATTTATAACTTTACTCTTACCGGAGGTAATATTACAATTTCAAACAATGTAACTTATCTTGTGCCAGAAGAACTTGGCACAATTAATAAGCCGATCGAAGGAGTAACAGGTTCACGATCAATTGGCGGAAACTTTACTTGCTATTTGGTATTTGATGATACCGGATCAGATGGTGATAATACTGGAGCATCCGCAGACTTTTTCTCAGACTTGGTAGACCCCACTAAAGGTCTGACAAAAGTTGTAAACGACTTTGATGTTACATTTAAAGTCGGGGGAACTGTTTCCGGGCAGCCTCGAATCAATATGAACTTCCCGAAAGTACACATTGATGTACCAACTCATAGTATTGAAGATGTTATTGCATTGGAAACAAACTTTGGTGCATATACTAATGATTTTGATACTGTTGACGAGTTTAATCTCGAAGTATTTGGAGTTGATGCTTAATAATTATAACAAGTTTAACCTAAACCCGCTTCGGCGGGTTTTTTCTTTCCAGGTGTTAAAAATAATTCTTGACATTTTTCCTTCCTTTCGTTATAATATGTGGTATAAATCAATAAAAACCTTTAAGGACTAACTATGACAGACAAAAAAGAGCCTATCTCTCTCGCGAGTCTTATGACTCCAAGTAAAACGGTAACAATCGACTTTCCTGGATACTCAGGAATGAAAGTAGATCTCTGTTACTTGGCAAGAGAAGAGCTAATTAAACTTCGAAAGCGTTGTCTTACTACAAAATTTAATAGAAAGACAAGGCAGCCAGAAGAAGAGCTAGATGAAGAAAAGTTTTTAACAGAATACTGTAATGCAGTAATCAAAGGATGGAAAGGACTGAAATTTCGATACCTAGAAGAGCTTCTTTTGGTTGATATTTCTGGACAAGATCCTGATGATGAATTAATGTATACTCAAGAAAATGCAGAGCTTCTTATGAAGAATGCAAATGATTTTGATACATGGGTAACGGAATCAGTAGGTGACCTTGAAAATTTTACGAGCAACAAGTAACTGAAGTTCGACAGTTACTTGAAAAATACGTAAGAGAATCATCTCAGATAGACGTAGAAAAATATCTACGTATATGTGAGCAGTTGGGCCAAGAGCCTGACCCAGCCAAAATGCCGCTCGAGTCTTCTTCTTTTCCAGAAGAAGTTCAAGTGGCATTTTTTATATATGGATTACTGTCTGATCGCTGGGATGGAATGTCAGGAACTTATTTAGGTAAAGACTGGAATAGTCTAGAGTATATATTTAAAATATACGAAATTGAAAATCAAAAAGAAGTATTTTTCTTCTTAAAAATTTATGAGAATCTTCTCATATCTTATAGAGCGGAAGAGGCAGAGAAAAAACGTAAAGCAGAGGAGCGCAAAGCTAAGTCTCCAGGAGGTGGAAAACAGTACACCCATAATGTTCGCGGCTGATGGCAGGAAATGAAATCAATTTAACTCTTAAGATTACCGAAAAAGGTAATCTTAAAGTAGTTGGACAAAATGCTGAAAGAGCGGCCGCTGGCTTAGATAAGGCTGGAAAGTCTGCTCGTACTGCTGATCGAAATATAAAAGGAGCTGCTCAAACTTCTGCAAATGGTAGCAAAAACTTTTCTAAAATGGCGCAAGGCATCTCGGGGGGTCTTGTTCCTGCTTATGCAACTCTTGCTGCACAGATATTTGCAGTTAGTGCAGCTTTTAACTTTTTAAAAGACGCAGGCCAGCTAGGATTACTACAAAGCGGTCAAACTGCTTATGCCGCCGCAACAGGTATATCTCTTAGATCCTTAACAGAAGATATACAAGCAGCAACTGAATCTCAACTAGGGTTTAGAGACGCTGCTCAAGCAGCAGCAATAGGCACTGCAGCTGGTTTAGATCCTACACAAATTACTCAAGTTGCAAAAGCAGCAAAAGATGCTTCTACTGTTCTTGGCAGAGATCTTACTGATTCTTTTAATCGGTTAACTAGAGGTATTACAAAAGCCGAACCAGAATTATTAGATGAATTAGGTATTATTCTTAGACTAGATACTGCTACTCAAAACTACGCGGACGCTTTGGGAAGAAGCAAAGATTCCTTAACCGCTTTTGAAAGAAGCCAAGCAGTTGCAAATGAAGTTCTTACTCAAGCAGAAGAAAAATATGGGAAGGTACTAGCAGTAACTGGAGGGGGCGCAAATGAATTTGCAAAACTTTCAACAGCTTTTGAAGATATTGTAAATAATTTACGAAAATTTGCAGTAGACTTTTTAACACCTATTGCTACTACACTGCAAGAAATGCCGGGCCTTATTTTTGCAGCATTCGCCCCCTTTGGAGCTCAAGTATTAAAAACGGCACTGCCGGGATTGGAAAAAGTTAGCGGTGCTTTGGACAATATGGCAACTCGAGCTGAAAGTGCTTCCGAAAAAGCTCAAAAATCATTAAAAGAATCTCTTAAAGACGATGAGCTTGTAAAGGGCTCTGCAGTTTTACAACAGGCACTACAAAAAGAAGTACAAGCAAATGCACAAGCAAGACTTGCAGATGTACAGGCAAATAAAAACAGTCTTTTACAGAAGTTAAAAGATGGAAAACAACTAAGTAATGCTCAAATTGTTCAAGTTCGTAAAAATTTGCAAGCAGAAGCTCGTGGTTACAAAATTAAGGATAAAGAAATTAAAGCAAGTTTGCACAGAACTTTAAATGAAATGGAACGTTCAAATAAACTTACTACAAAAAAGATGGAACTTCATTTTAAAACTTTAAGTTTTTCAGTCCAAAAAACCTTTACAAATATTAAAACATCTGCAGCAGGTTTATTTGCAAGTCTTGTAAGAGGAGCACAGGCAGCAGGCGCAGGCATTTCTATGGCTCTAAGCGCCATTTCTTGGATTGGACTAATAGCTAGTCTGGGCGCTTTAGCTGTATCTTTTTTTCGTTCAGGAAAAGAGGCAGAAGATGCGGGACCTAAATACGATTATTTACAAAGTAAAGTAGAAACTCTTACAGCAGAGACAGAAGAATTTATTGCAGTTCAAAATATTTTAAATGATACTTTTGACTATGGTAATAAAGCAGTAGAAGCTTATGGAAAAAGACTATCAAATACTTCTACTCAAAAATTGGGGGAAACTTTAAAAGGGTCAAAAGAACTAATAGCTATACAAAAAGAAATAACCGGAGTTATAGAGCAGGCACAAAAAGATCTTCCGGGGGCTGCTCGCGCATCGGAAGCTAGTCAGCGTACTTCTCAAAGCATTATAACCTCGGGTTCAGGAGCTTCTCCTGTGGCATTCTTATTTGCCCAGAGAGAAGAGAAGAAGTTATTAGAGGAAGTAACAGAAGTTAGAAAAAAAGCTACTATGGGCTTGCAGGAGTATATAGAGGGAAAAAAAGAAGAATTAACTCCTGCTGAAAATGCTTTAAAAATATTATTAGATGATAAAAAAGCTCTAGAAGGGATTACTAACGAACGGTTTAAGGCTAGTACTGTTGTTAATTCTTATAAAGCTTCTTTAGATGCATTGGCAAAAGGCCAAGAAGTAGATATAGAGTTATTACTAAAACAAAGAACGGCTGTAGAAAAATTAGCAGCAGAAATAAGCGAACTAACTAGACTACAAAGCGAAAACTCAAGGGCTATTTCTACCGCGGAAGCTAGAGTCCTTCCTTTAAGTGAGTATGATCAATTATTAACAAATATGAACCAAGAGTTAAGGCTCTTGCAAGATATTGCATTTCAGTATGAAAACAATAGCGCAGGACGACAACTTACTGAAGGCGAGGAAAAAAGATTACAATTTTTAAAAGATAGAAAATCTTTAATAGAAAGTTTAGCAAATCTTGAGTTTAAAATTGCTAAAAATACCTTAGCAACAGATACAGCACTAATTACTGCTTCGAGAGGTAAAACAAAGCTAGTTAAAGACGCTATAAGAGCAGAAGCGGATATAGTAAAAAGTAAAATAAAAGAGTTTGAATTAAGTGAAAAAATTAGACAAGCAACTAAGCTAATGGGCGAAGATGCTCAAGCTATTAAAGAGGCCCAAGCTGCTCGAGACCGTGGAGAGACTTTAACTAGAGAACAAGAAACCTTGCTCTCTACTAATGTAGCTAGAGAAAGATCTATTGAGCTTGCAGCAGCAGAGTTAGGTCTTACTCAAGAAAAAACAGCAGAATTAGAACTTCAAAAAAATACCTTATTTCAACTTCAACAAGCAGCTCTTCAAGCCTTTGAAACAAGTGTTCAAAGTAACTTAGCTTCCTTAATAAAGGGGGATGAAAGCAGTTTAAAAGATGCAATGCTTTCCATTGCCCAATCAACCCTATCAGCCGTTGCAGATACCTTAGCTCAGCAAATGACGCAGGGATTAATGGAAAGTCTTTTTGGAATAATTTCCCCAGAAGAAAGAATTAAGCAAAAAATGTTAGAAGCAGCAGAAGAACACGGTAGAATTGTACAAGCAGCTGTAAAAGGGGAGAGTATAACTCCGTTAGGAGAAATTCAAAAAACAGCAATGGGCAATGAAAGCTCTACAACTCCCGAGAAAAAGAGTATAATGGAAAAGCTTTTTGGAGCCCCAAGCCAGAGAGAGGTCCCACAGGAAGGAGCAGATGTAAAAATTGTTGGAAATAGAGGAGGAAGCGTAAATCGATTCTTAGGAGATTTTGCTGCCATTTTTGACAAAAATGCAGAGGGCGGCCTTGTAGAAAAATTAGGAAATGTATTTGCATCTGGAGGGGATATATTTAAAGACATATTCTCATCTCTTCCAGATCTTTTAGGCAAGCTATTCGGGGGAGGAGGTGCTGGAGGGCTATTAACTTTATTTGGCTTTGCGAACGGCGGAATTGCAAAAGGTGGATTTAGAACTGCAGCATATGCAACAGGAGGAGTCGCGAAGAGCCCCACAATTGGTCTTGTAGGTGAAGGTAAATATAATGAAGCAATTGTTCCTCTACCAGATGGCAAATCAATTCCTGTAATGATGGGCAAAGGAGCGGGGCAACAAAACAATGTTGTAGTAAATGTTTCAATTGATGGAAATGGAAATAGCAATCAAAATACAGAAGGAGATCAACAAGGAATGGATTTAGGAAAAGTCATTGCTAGCGCTGTGCAACAAGAGCTTTTAAATCAGAAAAGACAGGGCGGCATTCTTAATCCGAACGGAGTAGCATAATGGCAGTCTATAAAATAAAAATACCTGTAAGAGGATATGATGGAACAAATCCTACTTCTGCCACCGAAATCGCTGTAGATAGAAACTCAACAAGGCAAGTAAAACAAAGAATTCTTACTGCTCAATTTGGTGACGGATACTCTCAAAGAGTAAAAAATGGAATAAATCCTACTGATGAAACTTTTAATGTAAAATTTTCAAATCGTTCAAGAGAAGAAGTAAATAACTTGGCAGCATTTTTAAATAGACAAGCAGGAAAGCATTTCGAGCTAGTAATTACAGAATACGATGATACAGATGTAACTATTAAAGTATTATCAGAACAGTATAATATTAATTATACAAATACTGAAATACATACACTTACAACAACTTTAAAGAGAGTTTATGAGCCGTGACAGATTTAGTAGATACCGTACAAAAGCAAGAAATAGTAGACGGAGACGGAAACCTAGACTCTCTTGTCGAGCTATTTGATATAACTCTTCCAGGATACGCTTCCGGGGATCTTGCAGGAACTTTTTATCTTTTTAATGGCACAGATTTAGAGCAAGCAGGAAATAAAATAGAATTTGCTCAGAATGAGTATGAAGCGATTCCAATTCAAATAACCGGAATAGAAATTGCCTCTTCTGGAGCCATTGCGAGACCCACTTTAACTGTTGCAAATATTCCCGTACTTACAAAAACTCGAGACAGTAGCGAGACTGTTCTGCAAAGTATAAGAAACGCTACAGACTTAGACCTTCCTTTTGAAAGAAATGATGATTTAATTGGAACCCGTGTAGTTTATAGGCAGGCTTTTTTATCCGATTGTAATACGGGCGATGGTTTTTCTAATGAAATGCCTACTCAGACTTACTATATAGATAGAATTTCTTCTGAAAATAATATCTTTGTAACATTTGAGCTGGCTTCTCCAATGGACCTGGAGAGAGTGACAATTCCTGCTAGAGAAGTTATTGGCCAATACTGTCCTTGGCAGTATCAAGGAAGAGATTTAGGCCTTGGAGGGGGTTGTACTTGGAGGTACAAAGAGAGTGAGCAGCATAGATTTTTTCGAAAAGATGACACAGAAATAACAGGAACTATAAATACTTGGAGTGCAACCTATAATAATCCCAATGGCTACTCTGCGGGGGACATAGTAAAAACAACAGATGGAATTACAAGTAGAGTTCAAATATGGGAAGCACTTTTTGATAACTATGAAAAAGACCCTCGAACAAATAGACAGTATTGGAAACGAATTGATTTATGTGGAAAAACAATAAATTCTTGTAAAATTCGTTTTCAAGGAAATAATTCAGATGATACTTTAAATACAGAAGTACCTTTACCTTTTGGAGGCTTCCCAGGATCGAAGAAGTTTAAGTGATTGATAAAATACAAGCGCATTTTGAGACAGAGTACCCTCGAGAAGGTTGTGGTATAATCGGGATTGTAAAAGGAAAGAAAGAGTGGTTTCCTTGTTCAAATATTGCAAAGAATAACGAAAGTTTTATTTTTTCCTCTAAAGAGTACCTAGATATAAAGAAAAGAGCCGATATATTAGCAATTGTGCATAGCCACCCCGACGCATCAAATGAAGCTTCTCAACATGATATTGACTGTTGTAATGCTCTAGGAATACCTTATTATATCTTTAGTTATCCAGAAATGGAACTAAATATTCTAGAGCCTAAAAAAGCAGCATACCCCTTAATCGGCAGGGAATACGAATTTGGAGTAAGAGACTGTTTCGAAGCACTTCGAGATTGGCTAGAAAAAGAAGGAATAAATATTCCTCCTAGAGAGCCTTTTGAAGATAACTGGTGGAGTAAAGACAATTTAAATTATTTTAGTGAAGAAAATATATTGAATTGGAACCATAAAAAAGTAAATAATTTAGAAAAAAATGATGTACTTATTTTCAAAGTACGAGGAAAGGTAGCAAACCATTGTGGAGTTTACCTGGGAAATGATGTATTCTTTCATCATGCAGAAAACAGACTGTCTTGCAGAGAAAACTTATATCCTTTCTGGGCAGAGCATTTAGTAGGAATTTATAGATATGCTGCGTAAAATATATTTAGAAGG